AGTTTCCAGATGGAGCTGTGAAAAACGTTTTACCAGATGCCAATATTACGCAATCAATGTTCGAAAATAGTGTAAAGGATGCTATTAACATTTTATTTTATCCAAAAACAGACGATGAAATCTACAGTCTGTTAACTGAATCAGTTAAGTTGCAAAGCCAGATTGATATTGTAGAACGTTTAGAAAAGTATTTAGGCTATGAGACAGCAATAAATATGCAAAAACTAGACAAGGCTATAATCAGGGAAGTTAAGGCAGAATCTAAATTGTATGATGTAAAAATACAAAAAGATTTAAGAGATGCAAAAAGAGTTTCGCGACAAAAAGTAAGAAGAGAACTTTCTGAGCGCAGACAGTTTTTAAATGCACAATACAAGAAAAAAAGAGACGCAGTAAAAGAGGAGTTAGATCAGGAGTTTTTAGAAAAAGAAAATAAATTGGAAACAGAAAAGTCTGAGGCAATAGACAATCTTTCTAAAGCAGAAAAGACCAACAAACGACTTTTAAACTTGCGTAAAATTAGAGATAAGCAAATAAAAGCACTACATAACCGTCTTGGTAAAAGTTCTGCTAATTCACTGAAGCAGGTTCGAGAAGTAAGAGCGGAGTTTAATAGGCGTAAAGGTTTATTAGAAAAAGAGCTTGGGCGTGGCTACACTAAAAGTAAAAGACTGAAAGACATAGAAAAGAAGTTTGATCAAGATGTACAAAATCTTAAAGACAAACTAGATAAAAAGTTACAAGCTAGACTTGAAGGTGATTTAAAGGTTTTAAAAGAAAGGGGTAATAAACAATTAAAAAAGTTAAAGCAAGACTTGTTAGAAGAACAAGAAAAAGAATTAGATAATATACTATCTTCAGCTATTGGTGAGAACCAACTTAAAATGATTGAAGTACAACTGTCGATGTTACAGACACCATTAGAAAAGCTTCAATACATGAAACGAATGACCGAAACATACGATGCTTCTTTTGATGATATAATCGATGCATTAGAAGAAAACATTGTTGATGTAGAAGATTTAGACATAGTAGTGCAGGCTGTAAAAGATGCAGCAGAAGTTGTTATGCGCAACAATGACATTAGTTATAGTTTAAGCGAAAGCAGCTTAGAAGCATTGGAAAATATGGTTGATACTTTGTTTCGTGGTGAAGAAGGTATGGCAAGAGCATTGTTTGGCGCAGATGATTATGAAACAATGCGTAAAAAATTGCTAGAAACGCCTAATCAACAAGTTCGAAAAAATATTGCACAAGCAATGCGAGCTGAAGGCGGTAAGTTGCTACCAATTGTAAACAAAATCATAGACGTATTTAACCAAACTTTTTACACTACAATTCTAGGATACAGTCCAGCATCGCATGGGCGTAACATACTGTCTGGTCCAAATATAATATATCAAACTACTGGTGTCATATTTACACCAGAACTTGCCACAAAGGGATGGGATGTCGTTAGGTATGGCAGTAACATTGGAAGCGAAGGCTATGGTAAAATAGCTGTACGCACACCAGATGGAAGGGTCTATACAAATGCTGATATATATGAGGGCATACAAAAAGTAGGAGTTCGAAACCAGTTTTCTTACATTCAATCTAAGGGTGGCAAAGAGAATATGTTTGTGAAAGAAGTTCAGAGCAGATATAAAGGTGAATTTAATAAGCGCGGATTTCAAAAGATTACGAAAACAATGCGAGACGCATCTACTTTGGCTTTAGCAGCACAGACAAAAGAAGACTTTGTGTTTAGAAGTGCAGCTGCTCTTAAGGCTTTACAGGAAGGTAGGTCATTTGATGAAGCTATGCAACTAGCACGTCGTTCAATGTTTGACTATTCTGACATACCAGAAGATGTTCAGCGTATGATGAATGCAGTGTTTGTGTTTTCATCATTTATAACACAAGCTGCAAAAGAAGTGTTTTTTGCAATGCATGACAAAACAAAGTTAATAAAACTGGCTAAAGCGGTAGACCTTACAAAGTCTACTGAAACAGTTTTACAAACTTTAAATGGTGGTGTGGAGTTCCCTTATGACATGTATTATCCAGAGTATGCGCAAAACCGTATAAAAATGCCAACGGGTGTATATGGTGACAAAGTCACTTTTGCAATGGCTTACAGCAATCCTATAGTTGATAGTGTTAATTTGCTTGTTGGCACAGGTATGTCATTGTTTCCCCTTGTTGAAACAAAGGATTTAAATACATTTGAACCTGCAATACAACTTTTAAACCCTCTTTTAAAGGAAGTGTTACAACCAAAAAGTATTGATAAATACACACCTACAAATGCCATGCCAGAGTTAATCTTTTATTTGGAATTAGCTGGTAACAAAACACCATCAGAAATAGCAACAGCACTAGAAGGTATGGCAGGTGGACGAATTGTACCTACTGCACGTCCTAAAGGCGCAAAGGGTGTTCGCAACGGTTATGTTTATCCACTATCAGAAGAACAACAGTATCAGTTGTATCATCGCTCATTATACACGGTGTTAAATACATTAGGCATGACTAGTAGATTGAGGTCTATAGCTAGAGTCGTTTCTCCAGAAGGAAGTACCCTTGGTGGAGATTCTAGTGGACTACTTATACTAGGACAGATTACTGGTGCATATACTCTTTCACAAGTTGATACAGAAGACAAACAACAATTGGAAGCTTTAAAGCGCAGGGAAGCTTATCTACGTGCTATAATCAACGGCGAGGAAGGCATGACAGAAGCTGCTATTTATCGTGATCAAGAACTTTTATATAAACCATCGGAGGAACAATGAACATTAGACATATAGACCATCCAAGTATTAACGATACAAACGTTGCATCGGTAGACCAAAATTTTGATGCTGCTAAATTTCATAAACATACATTATCAATCCCTGAACAAATCGACACATCTGGTAAGTTCCTTGGTCGTATTGAATCAATCATAGTGCGTTGTACAGGTCTGGGTGGTAGCAATACCAGTCTTACCCTTAAAGGAACTTGGGATGCTGCTGGTGACCACGTATGGTTTCCAGATACAGCAGGTGCCATTGCATTAGGTGTAACTACAACTACAACAGGTAGTGCTGCATATGAGTTTAAGCTGCCAGTTCAATCGTATTTTGACAATCCAGATGTATACTTGTTCTTTAAAATAAATGGTTCTGGAAACATAACGATTGACTACTCGCAGATTGTTTGGAGTGAATAATGCCCGTTGCCAGTCCATTTGAGCCGGCTGGTGGTGGTGAAGTCAATCTGGAGTATGAGGACATCTCGGCACAGACGGACGGATCCACCCAAAGTTTCACAGTAAGCAGTGACTACAAATCTGGTTCATTACAGGTATATTGGAATGGACTTCTTCAACTGTTCACGGACATTGGGGAGTCTTCTGTTACTAATTTTACAACTTCATTTACGCCAGCGAGTAATGACTCCTTGGTCGTAATATATATACTTCGATAGGAGCCAACAATGGCAGTTCAAATTTCCAAGGAACAAATTAAAAATAATGCAGTTGACCAATCCAAACTGGATGGGACAGCAAACTTCTCTTTCTCAGGACAGGTTCGTTACACAGGTTCTGATACCAATGCTAACGCTCTTGCTACCCGTTCTTATGTCGACTCAGTAGCTGCTGGTCTTGACCCTAAGGATTCATGTAAGGTTGCTACGACAGCAAACATTACATTGAGTGGAACACAAACGATTGACGGTGTATCAATTTCTGCTGGTGATCGTGTACTTGTTAAAAACCAATCTACTGCATCTGAAAATGGTATCTACCGTTGTGCTGCAAGTACGTGGCAACGTGCAAACGACATGTTAGCTGGTACTGATGCTGCTGGTTCTTCAATGTTCATCGAACAAGGTTCTGAAAATGGAGACAAAGGTTTTGTTTGTACATCAAACAAAGGTGCCGATGTTGTTGGAACGAATGACTTAACGTTCAGCCAGTACACTGGGGTTTCGACCATTGAAGCTGGAGCCGCAATGAGCAAGACAGGTGACCGTCTTGATGTTGAGGTAGACGGTTCATCTATCGAAGTTTCATCGGATGCTTTACGTGTCAAGGCTCTGGGTATTACAGACGGCATGTTGGCTGGGTCCATTTCGAACTCGAAGCTCAGCAACTCCACTATCAGTGGTATTGCTCTTGGTGGTAGTTTGCAAGGATTGACAGCATCTTCAACAGGTGGTTTGAGTCTTAGTGGTACGTACAATGGTTCTGCTGCTGTTTCTGCTTCTATCAACTTAGATGGTTCTAGTTTGGCTACAGGTTCTAACGGGCTTAAAGTTAATACTGGTGGCATTGCTACTTTGATGCTTGCAGATGATGCTGTTACTTCAGCAAAGATTGCAGATGGTGCCGTTGTAACAGCTGCTCTTGCAGGAACTTCAGTAACTGCTGACAAGCTTGCTGACAATGCTGTTACCACAGCAAAGATTTCTGATTCATCCGTAACCGCTGCCAAACTTGCTGGTTCTATTCCTGCCGACAAACTTGTTTTGGGTAATGGTGTTGAGAACTCTGGTGGTTCTTTGATTGTATCTCTTGACGGTGGTACTTTAGCTCTTGGTGCTGGTGGTTTAAGTGTTGCTGCTGGTGGAATCGGTGCAACCCAATTGGCATCAAATGCTGTTACCACAGCAAAGATTGCTTCTGGAGCAGTTGAAACTGCCAAGATTGCTGATGATGCTGTTACAGCAGCAAAGATTGCTGATGCAGCTATTAACAGTGATCGCCTAGATAACAATGCTGTAACTACAGCAAAGATTGCTGATGCAAATGTTACTGCTGCCAAGTTAAACTTCATGGCATCATACGAAACATTGTCTGCTGGCGATGGTTCTGCTACTACATTTGATGCATCTGCTGCTGCTGATGCTACCATGCTTGGTGGTGCTATTGTATTCCGAAACGGTTTGGCAATGGGACTTGTTGAGTCTTCTCCATCTGGACAAGACCAATACACATTGTCAGCTACTGGCGGTAGTGGTGGTGCTTTACGTGTAACCTTTGGTTCTGCTCCAAACAATGGCGACCAAATTACTGTAATGTATTTCTCGTTGTAAGTTGTTTATGGGTGGGGGCATATGTCCTCACCCTATTTTTTGTGATAGGATGTAGATATGGAAGATTCAGTGTTGCAGTTGATTATGTCTGGTGGTGCCAACGTTGCGTTTGGTATTTTCTTGTATACACAAAACCGTGAGTTGCAAAAGCGAGCAGACGAGCGAGAAATCAAAGCAGAGCAGAAGATAGAAGCACTTCGTGAACGATACGATGCTGTTATCTCTGACTATCAAACCAAAGAAGAAGTCGTTAGAGAAACTATTCTAAAAGAAATGGCAGACCTTGATAAGCGTATGTCATTGGTAGAGCAAAGCATTACCAACTTGAGTACAATAGTTTCAGAAATAAAAGCAGCACTAATACGAGTACACGATGCCACGTAAAGCTAGTCCAAGAAAGGGAAAACGTTTTGTCAAGGTTGTCAAGAATAAGAAGACTGGTCGAACTCGAAAGGTCTCCTATGGGCAGGCAGGCAAGTCGAAGAGTGGCAAGGATCGTATACAACCGGGGACAAAGAAAGGAGACTCCTATTGCGCACGCAGTGCAGGAATCAAGAAACGACTGTCTCCCAAGAAACGCAATAACCCAAACAGCCCCAACAACTTATCACGCAAGAAATGGAAATGTCGTGGTAAAAAATCCATGCGTTAACGTACATCTTCAGGTATACTTGTACGTATGAGTAAAGACGCATGCTATCATTCGGTCAAGAGCCGATACAAGGTTTTCCCATCTGCCCGTGCATCACAGGCTATTGCCAAGTGTCGCAAGAAGAAGGGTCAAGTACGTAAGACATCTAAGGGTGCAGCCTTGAAGCGATGGGGCAAAGAGAAATGGAAGGACCAGTCTGGAAAGGCTTGTGGTACTAAAAGAAAAGGCACTCCCTATTGCAGACCATCCAAACGTGTTAGTTCTAAAACACCACGCACTCGTTCTGAAATGAGCAAGAGCCAGTATCGCTCCAAAGTATCACAGAAGAGTAGAGTTGGTCGTGGTAGAAAAGTAACCCCATTAAGAAGGAAAAAGAAATGAATCAAGACTTACTTGCACTCACTCCAGAACTTGTATTGTTTGTAAAGAAACTAGTTATGCACAGTCGTGGTGGGTTAACAAAGGATGAACGTCAAGAGTTGGCAGCCGATTTAATCCAACTGTTGTACAAGGTGCTCAAAGAACTTGTTGACATGGATGATGTTGAAAGTTAAGTTTAGACGACACCAAATCACTACTGGGGTTCAGGGCAGGTCAGCCTCTGGATCCCTTTTTATTTTCCGTCGCCACCTAGCTTCAACCATTTTCATTTCATGCATCGACGTGATGGCTTCAAACATTAGCTGTGTGGGGCTTCTCTTTTCTTTAAATGCGATGACCGTGACAATCACAATCAGGTTGCTCATCCGTGGCTCATAGGCTCCATTGAGGTATTTGTTTATGGTGTTGACATGCAGTCCTGCTTGGTCAGCCATATACGTTGTGCTGATTGAGTTGCGGTGCATTGCTTTGTTTAGCCATTTACCAAACCCTTTAATCATAACCACCACCACAAACAGAAAAGGGCAGGGAACCACCCCTACCCAAACCTACCATGCACGAAGCATGTAGGCTACTATAACTCATTTATCTGCTTCTATCAATACAGCAAAGTGTAAGAACGCTTTCTCCCACTCTGTTGGGTACAAGTAAATACACATTCGCATGAGGTACGCTACTGAAGGAACCTGTTTGCCTTGTAGCCATTTGGCAACCGTGTCACGATGGCAACCAATAGCAGTTGCCAGTGCAGACTTGTTAACAGTAGATAACGTTTCTTTAAGTTGTATTGAAAACATACAACCTCCATATTAATTTTTGACAGTGTTGTGTAGTTTCTCTAAGTATGACATTGTTGAACGTGAGACTTTGTACTTGTCTCTTAGCTTCTTGGGGTCATTACCTCTGGCAACCCAGTGGCATACCTCTTCATAGTTCGGTAGCTTCTCACTGAACCATGGCTTGTCATCATCGTCGTATTTAGAAGCAGACCTGTTGCCTTCCATACTGTCTACTGCTTTGTTGCCGTCATCGTCAATGTCAGTCACAATGTCTAGTAGAGCTGCTACAGCATAACGTTTGGCATAGGTGATAGCAGAACCAAGTGCCTGCATATCATTGCGTTGTACGATAAGGTTGTACGTGCTGGAGATGGACTGTCCAGTCTCAGCATGAATAAGCGATGAGGTCATCGTGTTATTCTCACCCAGTTGGTGTACGATAACCAGACCAGCATCGGCTAGTGGTTTGCGAATGGCTTTCTGTATGTCAGTCAAGCTGGCGTACTTTGATTTGAATCGGGGGTTAACGGCTGACATGATGACA